TACCTCTCATCTTAGTCAGGACAATGCATCTACTCTCTAGGATAACTAATCCTCTATGAACAGGACCCGAACATCCACTGTCATTCCATCTATTACTGTCGACAACGCTACAACTCTGTTCCCGGCAACCCTCACGGGTACGATCACAGAGAGCCTAGGTATAAACCTTGGCGCGGGTAAACTTAGTAATGTGAGCCATACGAAGTACGGTCTGTCAAGCGGCCTTGCCGCTGTCATTCCGGGGTACTATACTAACAGCTTTGATGCTGCAGGTCGCCAGATTAAAGTCTGGGTTCCGGCTCGTACCGTTAGCTGTGTGAATATGTACTTGGTCAGCATTTCTGCTGTCCCTGTCGGAGTGCTATCTGCATTCCGATCCACCTTCGAAAGGTCTATCAAGCATAAAAACTTGCCGACCTCGTCTCAGTTGAACACTCTCGCATTCATTAAAGAGATTGGCGATTCGATTGCCATCTTCACGAAGAAATTCTGGAGATCTCTCTCATATGGGAAGCTTGAGTGGGGCGTAAAACCGTTTATTTCGGATATCAAAAATATCTTAGAAAACATGGTTCGCGCTACTTCATCTGCGACCCCGATTTTTCGGGATGGTGCTAAAATGACAAAACGGTACCCAAACGTTGGGTTTTCGATCGGAGCTCTCTCCGTTACCGTTATCGGGTCCCTTGATGTTACGCTTAAGCAAGCTCGTACCGGACGTATATTATACGAAGCCGGGACCGAGGCCCAGCAGTGGCTTGATAGATTAGGCATTTATGCCGATCTAAATACCGCCTGGGAAGTCGTACCCCTATCCTTTATGGTAGACTGGTTAATACCAGTAGGGGATTTCCTTGCTCGATGGAGCCCGTCAGGAAATATTCGTGATGTACACTTTGCAGGGTGTTTATCCTACAAAGAAGAGCTCAGCTGGGTTCAACACTCAGCTAAAGCTAACGGCGTGGACCTGACTACCGGTAATCTTTCCGGCTCATTAGTCAGTTACAACAGACGTTTACAAAATGAAATTCTTTCGCTCGCGGGTCCGATCAACGTCGACACGTTATATAACTCTGAGACTTACCATAATCTTAGTAGCCTCTTCGGACTTCTGTATCTACTGGTTACAAATAAAACCAGACTTCCAGAGGACCTCCGCCTCCTCATGCGAGGAGGGTCGGGCTATCAACTCAAGCCGAAGCTCAAGTAGCCCGTAGTAGTTGAAGTTATATATGCTTTCTAAGCTCGCCGCGTTCGCGCGTGTCACACGGAGTTTTGAACCTCCGGCAACTTGTTTCCAGTCAACAACAATCATTCGCCCTTTTCAGGGTCTATAATCGATGAGCTTTCAAAATGTAGTAATCGGGCCTAAAACTTTTACAGAGAGAAATAAAGGAGTCTATCAAGATTCCAGTCTCGTAATAGGTAGCCCAGCCAATGAAATTCGGCTGAAGCCTAGTAATAACCCGAAAGCACCTAGCGTTGCTATCACCAGATACCAGCACATTGTAGTCCCAGCTTCTGCTGGATTGCCCGAAAGGAGAGTTCCTATCGTGGCTACGCTACAAATTACTATGCCGGCTGGTGAGCCTACTATCACTGCGACCCACCTGAACTCGTTAGTTCAGGACTTGGCCGCGATTAGTAGCATAGCGAATCTCAATCGCCTTTTTCTAGGCGAAAGTTAAGCACTTTTGCAAGCAATTCGAAAACGCATCTACCCTAACATAACCTTTATAAGTTACGAGGGGCAGTTATGACCATTTCAGTTAGTTTGGAGTCTTTGTTGGTTGCATTGTGCACCGACCTCGATATCCATGAATCAACACGTGCCTACTGCCTGAAGAGGCTGAGGCACGAAGGAATAACATTCCTTACTGTTACACTTCCGAAGCTAGGGACGGCAATCTTAGAGGGCCTTGAAAAGGGCTTTTTCGACAGATCAACGCTTACCTGCTTCCGGTGGAAGGGCAGAGCTCTCGCTTATTTTCGCGAGTTAACCGATTCGGTTTTCGATAAGTGGGGCATTCTTCTAGAAAAGCCTTGCGCGGTTGCAATATATCGCGCGCGGCAGCTTACTGGGTACTTTTACAAGCTCGCGCTTGAGTTCACCAGTGAGCAACTAGAGTCAGCAGAGGCAAAGTTCATCTCCGTAGATGCTTCGCTTACTCATGACGCTTTTTGCCATGACTTTACGGACGATGTACGTCGCTTTATTGAAACTATGTATGGTTCTCCTAATATAGTGGATGTTTTGCGTCAGAATCGACCTAGAGTTGGTCCAGGAACCTTCGCTGGTAAAAGAGAAGTTGAAGATTTAGCCGATATGTCCTATTACGAATTCAAGAGATCTGCTTCAATGCATGTCATCCCTGATTCGTACCGTGACGTTGCTGGCTTCTTTAAACCCTTTCCAACGAAGAGTGTTCGTTTGTCGTATTCGGATTCGGACACTTCTGATTACTCGGAAGTGCTGTTCGTCCCGAAAGACTCACGAGGTCCTAGGACCATCACGCGCGAGCCATTACATAGGCTCAAGCTCCAGATGGCATTTTTTGACTATTTTTCGGCACACCTGCAAAGGGTGTCGAGAGGTAGAATCAATTTCACCGACCAGCAAGCAAACCAATCGCTTGCGCTGTTTGGTTCACAAGACGGAAAATGGGCAACTCTTGATCTTAAAGATGCGAGTGATCGCATCTCAGTTCATGTAGTTAGACGCATTTCTCAGAATATAGGAGCAATCCGTTATTTTGTAACGCGGCGATCTACGCATACTATTTTACCATCCGGTAAGATAATCGAGCTTAATAAACTCGCTGGTATGGGTAGTGGCCTTACTTTTCCTATTCTTGCACTTCTTGTGCACTCCGCGATAGTTGTATCCGTGGCTTCAGAGGCGGGTCCCTTATATGGGAATCACCGAAAAATCTCTGACCTCGTTTATGTCTATGGGGATGACGTAGTACTTCCTGTAGAATGGGTCTGCGCTGCAAAGCGCGGACTTGAGCGTGTTGGCCTTCTGGTTAACGGCTCCAAAAGCTTTACAGCTTTTGATCACCGCACTTCGGGTTATTTCCGCGAGTCTTGTGGTGGCGACTTTTTCGCCGGTAACGATGTCGGAATTGTCCGTCTTCGCTTGTCGAACTCTGAACCAATGGCTGAGACAACGACCCTTAAAATGGGTAAGGTTGATAACGCTATTGTACAGATAAATCAACATGCTAAGGAGCTTGCCGTAAATGGCATGCTTTCTACACAACGGATCTGGGAGAATACTCTCTCAAAAGTTGTCGGCAAACTACCGACTATAACTAATTTCGACTCTAGTGTGATTGGGCACTATACAAAGGTTTACACCGATGTTGCGCCTGACGCAGTTGGGAATTATCCACTTGTGAAAGTGCTTTACCCGATTGCGGCCACAGTAGGAACTGACGCCGAATGCCCGTATATAAGACTTGGGGAGAAGTTGACTTCACAGGGTGAAGTCGCTCTTCCGCATCTTTCGAGCACCGTCAGTGGTGTACCGTGGGGTTTCCTTGCGGTACCGCGTGAACTGCGTTTAGTTAGACGCAAAGTAAGCACCTTATCATTGCAAGGTTAAAATTTGCAATGGGGCGACGTACCTGCCTTTGGACGTGGAACCCCAATAGGGGCGGGGGGGAGTGTTTTACTTAAACACTTATAATATATAAA